TGAGCTCATGGGCCTTTTAGACGATAGACGGGATGGGCTATTTTGATGGATTACAAAGATGATGATGTAGACCTGGAAGAACTCGACCAGGAATTAGCCCCCGGAATGGATTTTGAAGAGTTCCAGGGCATTGTGGCAGGTGCGGTAGACAGCGCGGTTGACTATGTCGATGCAGAGCTGTCCCAGGAACGCGCCTACGCGACCGACTACTATCATGGCCGTCCGTTTGGTGATGAAGAGGAAGGCCGCAGCACTGTTGTGTCCAGGGATGTCCGAGACACAGTGCAGCAGATCATGCCATCGCTGATGCGTATATTCACATCAGCTGACCGCGTGGTTGAGTACATTCCCAGGCAGCCAGAAGATGAAGCAGCTGCGCAGCAGGCGACTGATTATGTGAATTTCATCATGGAGAACGACAACAACGGTTTCCATGAGCTGTATTCTGCGTTCAAAGACGCTCTGATCCGCAAAACCGGCACAATCAAGGTGACCTACGACAACAACGAAGATGTCAAGGTAGAGCACTACACAGGCCTCACAAACGACGCGCTTACCATGCTCACAAGCAATGAGGATGTCGAAATCGAGGACATCGATGAGGTCGAGCAAGAGGGCACAATGGAGCCCCTGTTCGATGTCACCATCAAGCGTCGCATCGAGGACGGTCGCGTGCGCATCCAGGCGGTGCCACCAGAAGAGCTGATCTTTAATCGTGATGCTAGGAACGTAGAGGATGCTGAGATCATCGGACATCGTCGGATGGTCACCAGGTCAGAGCTCGTTGCGATGGGATATGACCAGGAAGACATCGATGAGCTCGGTGCAGGCGATGATGATGAGCTGAACACAAACCCTGAGTCATTTGCCCGTAACCCAGACACCAGGTATCCGAAAGACACTAACTCTGATCCGTCTCTAGATCGGTTCCTGTACATCGAAGCGTACATGCGCGTCGATTACGACCAGGACGGCATCGCCGAGCTGCGTCGTGTGTGCGTGGGTGGAACTGGCAAAACGATCCTACACCATGAACCAGTAGACGCTGCGCCATTTGCGCTGTTCTGCCCTGATCCAGAGCCACATACTCTGATCGGAACATCCACAGCTGAACTGGTCATGGATATACAGCGCATCAAATCAGCTGTGCTGCGTAACACCCTGGACAGCCTGGCCATGTCAATCCATCCGCGTATGGCAGTGGTCGAAGGTCAAACCAATATCGATGATGTGCTCAACTCAGAGGTCGGTGGCATAATTCGTCAGCGTGCCCCTGGCATGGTCCAACCGTTAGCAATGCCGTTTGTAGGGCAGCAAGCGTTCCCAATGATGGAGTACCTGGATTCTCTGAAAGAGTCGCGCACAGGCGTGACCAAAGCAGCTGCCGGGCTAAACCCTGACGCGCTGCAGTCAACTACTCGCGCAGCTGTTGATGCAACAATCCAGGCAGCCCAGGCTCAAATCGAGCTGATCGCCAGGATTTTTGCCGAAACAGGTATGAAGCGTTTATTTAAGCTGCTGCTGAAGACGATCACGGTCCACCAGGATAAAGAGCGGATTGTCCGGCTGCGCAACACCTTTGTGCCAATCGACCCTCAATACTGGAACGCCGAAATGGATGTCCGGGTCAATGTCGCCCTGGGAACAGGCGGTATTGATCAAAAGATGCAAATGCTATCTCAGATCCTGGGCAAGCAAGAGCAGCTGATGCAAATGCTTGGTCCAGACAATCCACTGTGTGGCATGCAGGAATATCGAAATACCCTGGTTAAGATGGTCGAGCTCGGAGGCTTTAAGAACCCTAACGCATTCTTTAAAGATCCTGCGCAGCAGCCACCACAGCCACCTAAGCAGCCAGAACCTGAAAAACCAGATCCGGCTATGCTCCTGGCCCAGGCTGAAATGGCCAAGGTCCAAGCAGAAGTGCAGCGCATGCAGCTCGAAAATCAGCTCAAGATCGAAGAGCTCAAGCGTAAGGATGATCGCGAGCGCGACAAGGATGAGGCTGATGTCATGCTGCGTGCAGCTGAGATCCGGGCCAAATACGGCACTCAGGTGGACGTTGCCAAAATCCGCGCAGACATGGATCGCGACCGCGAGGCCATGAACATTCAGTACAACCAGCAGCCACAGCAGGGGGTGCCGAATGGGTGACATTGCTGATGATGATGATTGGGGTTTCGACTTTGGTGGAACCTCCGATTGGTCAGGAAACGATGACAACGACGCTCAACATACCGGCACGAATTATGTAGGCACCAGTGGCCCAGGTGGCGGGGTAGAGTTTTTTGATGACGCTGACGATACCTGGGCCTGGAATGGTTCCGGGTTTGGCAGCAGCTTTAAATCTGAGCCGACCGGCATCGATGGTTTCCTGGGCAATTTGTTTGGCATGCCGACTGGCACGACAAACAACTGGTACGGTCTCATGTCAGATCGCTACGCAGCAAGCCCTGGATGGGCGAACACCCTGGTCGCGAACCATCCCCTAGCAGATCGGTTTGCAGCTGCCCCTCAGCAGGTGCGCGACATCTATGCCGATAAAATGAACCTAAAAGACCGAGGCGGTTTTTTTGGTGGTCTCTTGGACGCAGGCAAAAGTGCTGTCGGCCAGGGCAACAAAAACACGCAATACGGTTTGGTTGATGTTCTTCCAGGCATTGGGGCGATCCGTGCGGTCGAGTCAGAGATGTACCAGAACAAATCCGGCACTGATCTGTTTGACATCGCCGAAAGAACTTACGCCAACATGCAATCGCAGGACACGAACCGGGGCGATAACACCCCGCCTGCAGTGACGCAGCCACACACCCTGGATCAATGTCCAGATCCAAAAATATGCCCTTATCATTCACAACCAACAGGACTCATATGAGCAACCCTTCAATCACGGCCCAACAGGCCAAAGATATTTTGGAAAATGATGTTTTTAATTTGGTCATGGAGAAGATCGAGAATGTTTACATGGAGAAATGGCGATCCTCAAAACTAGAGGATTCAGAAGCCAGGGAAACCTGTTTCATGATGCTCCAGGCCACCGCCGAGTTTAAACGCCTGGTGAGGATCGAGCTTGAGAAAGCGACGATGGAACTTGCCAAGCAGGCGCGTGAAAGAGGAACCCGAAACCAACGGGTTAACAAGTGATTTTTTAATCCACCAGAAAAGAGGATATACTTATGTCAACTCAGCAACTCTTTAGTGAGACTGGGACTGTAAGTGAAGCAGCAGAAGCGTTTGAAGCAGTCCTGACCGGGCAGCCGGTAGACCAGGAAGAAAACGAAGAAGCTGCAGATGTTGTTGTCGAGGATTCAGCCGACGCTGAGGTTGAGCCCGAATCTAAGGAAGAGGTCGAGGAAGAGGTCGAAGAGACCGATGACGACGCGACTGATGACGAAGAGGATGACGACGACGAATCTGCTGAACAGGAACAAGAGGCCGAAATTTTAACCCAAACCATCACGGTCAATGGGGAGGAAATCGAGGTTACACTTGAGGAATTAAAGTCCGGTTATTCCAGGACAGCGGATTACACAAAGAAAACTCAAGCGTTAGCCGAACAGCGGAAAGAGCTAGACGGCGAGCTTGATGCGATACGCCAGGAGCGTACAGCATATAGTCAGCTGCTCAATCAGCTGCAGCAGCAGGTTGAGCAAGGTTCAAGCGAACCGGAACCCGACTGGGGCAAACTTCTCGATGAAGACCCCGTCGAATATGTGAGACAGAAAGAGGCCTGGAAGGCAAAGACTGACCGCGCATATGCGATCAGATCGGAGCAAGCCAGGTTGCAGGGTCTACAGCAACAGGAAAGTGAGCAAACGCTACGTTCGCATCTCACAACTGAAGCTGCAAGACTTACCCAGGCGTTGCCTGAGTGGGCGGACCCCAAGGTTGCTGAGTCGGAGAAAGTACGACTGCGAAATTTTGGTAAGAAGGTTGGTTTTACTGACCAGGAAATGTCGCAGATTTACGATCACCGTGCAGTCTTAGCACTGCGTAAGGCAATGCTCTACGATGAGCTCACAAGTAAGCAGCCAAAGACCCAGGCGAAAGTGCAGAAAGCAAAGACGCTCAGGGCCGGATCGGCAGCCTCGGTTCCTAAAGCTAAAGACCAACTGACAAGAGCGAAACAGCGTTTAAGTAAATCTGGCAGCACGCGAGACGCTGCTGCTGCTTTTGAGTTTATTTTGTCTAATTCGTAAGGAGTAAGGACAATGGCTAAAGTTACTAATGCTTTCGACACCTATGGTGCGAAAGGGAACAAAGAAGACCTCAGTTCGATTATCTATAACATAGATCCGTTTGACACGCCGTTCATAAGCGCAATCGGTCGTCGCAATGTGTCTAACGTCACTTTTGACTGGCAGACAGAAAATCTTCCAACTGTTGACGGCAGCAATGCTCAGTTAGAAGGTTTCGAGCTTTCACGCGCAGCTGCGACTCCAACTGTACGCGAGTCTAACATTTGCCAAATCTCAAGCCGTGACGCGACTGTTTCTGGAACCCAGAACACCGCCGACGCTGCAGGAAAAGCCAAGGAAATGGCCCATCAAATGGCCCTCGTTTCTAAAGCTCTGAAGCGGGACATGGAGAAGATCTTGACTGGTGCACAGGGCAAGAACGTGGGCGACGCTACAACAGCGCGTACTACTCGTGCTCTTGAGTCTTGGTTGTCAACCAATGTGCTCCGCGCTTCTGACGGTGCAGACGCTGCTAACGCTAACTCATCACCTACAGATGGCACGGAGCGTGCGTTGACTGAGACTTTGGTCAAAGAAGCAATGCAGACTGCCTACATCAACGGTGCAGAGCCATCGATCTTGATGGTTGGCCCAGTTAACAAGCTCCAGGTGAGCAAGTTCACTGGTCGTTCAGCTACTCAGGTCAATGTCGGGGAAAACACTGTGACATCTAACGTCACAATTTACGCCTCTGACTTTGGTGAGCTGCGCGTAGTTGTTAACCGCCATCAGCGTGAAAACACAGCATTCTTGTTGGATCCTGAGTATGCGAAAGTGGCGTACTACCGCAACTTTTCGCGCACTCCGATTGCAAAAATCGGGGATGCCGACACTGAAATGTTGATCGTTGAGTACGGCTTGGAAATCAGCAACGAAGCTGCCCACGCAGCAATCGCTGATATTTTCGACACCAACGCTGAGTACGCATAGTGATGAGGGGTCGGGTTCGCCCGGCCCCTTTTCTGTCGAGGCGGTATGAAAACATTACTGAAAAATGAATCTGACATCCGTCAGACCCTGGTCACAGACAACAGTGACGATGATCGGCTCACCTTTGTAACCGAGCAAAACATCGACCCCATTTTGCGGTCGGTGGCGTTGCGGAAGGAAACAGAGAATTTGCAGGGCGATTTTCGACCGGTTGCTGAGATCCCGGCGGTGGTTGTTGAGCAGATGATGCGTGACGGTTCCTGGAACGATCCGGCTGCGATCAAAAGGTGGCTCAACGATCCTCAAAATAAATGCTTTCGGATTTGGGAAGGTAAAGTCTGATGGCCATCGAAACTTACGGGCAGCTGAAATCGGCAGTGGCCGACTGGTTGATGCGGGACGATCTGACTGCAGTCATTCCGACTTTTATTAACCTGGCTCACAAAAGTCTAAATCGCCAGGTGCGCGTTCGTCAGATGATGAAACGGGCTGTGGCCGAGGTTGATTCACAGTTTTCTGTGCTCCCGGCTGATTTCCTGGAAATGCGAAACATTCAACTGAACAACAATGTCCCCTCTCCGCTGCAGCACATCACCGCAGAGCAGATGGACGAATACCGGTATGCCAACAGCAATGTCGCAGGCAGACCGGGCTATTACGCGGTTGTTGGAGAAAGCATCGAGCTATATCCGACACCGAATGCAGCCTATAACATGGAAATGGCTTATTATAGTAAAATACCGGCATTGAGCGATGACAGCAGCACCAACTGGTTACTGTCAAAAGCTCCAGACGCATATTTGTATGGAGCATTGGTGCAGGCTGCACCGTATCTCAAAGAAGATGAGCGCATTCAAGTGTGGTCCATGCTGCATGAGAAAGCTCTAACAGAACTGCGCGACGAAGAAGAACGGGCGCGGTTTATGGGAACCACACCTAAGTTTAAAGGAAGGACATTCGGATGAGCTTTACAAACTATCTCGAAACAGAACTACTGGACCATGTATTCGCAGGCAACAGCTACACATCGCCATCGACGGTGTATGTTGGTCTGTTCACTGCAGCTCCTGGCGAAGCCGGTGGCGGTACTGAGGTCTCTGGTGGATCGTATTTGCGTCGCACTGGATCTTTCAGTGTGTCAGGAAACCTGGCTACTACTACAGCAGCGATTGAATTCCCAACGGCAACTGCGCCCTGGGGCACGGTCACTCACATCGGCATCTTTGATGCGTCTTCTTCAGGCAACATGCTCGCATATGCGTCACTGACTGCATCGAAGACAATCGACTCTGGCGATGTGTTCCGTATCCCTGCAGGCGACATTGATATCTATCTGAACTAATCTGAGTTTTATCGATGGCCGGTGGTTCCTATGGCGTAGCCAATTACGACGAAGGTTATTTTGGTGAAGCGAAATATGTAGACGGGGCAGCGAGCGCATCGCCCTCGTCTGCTGTTTCAGCCAACGGCAACCGCGTCCAATTTGTATCAGCTGCTGCAGCTCCGGCTGCGTCGAGCACTGCTACTTGTAATCGCGTGCAGTCTTCAGCTGCTAGGCTTTTTCCGCGAGCAGCGACCGGCTTTGTTTCATACAAAATACTCCAGGACGGTGCTGCGTCCTTAGCTGCTGCGGCTTTAGTAAGCGTCAGCGCAAATTCCACAGTGGCCGGGGCAGCTGCGTTAAGTTCGGCAGCGTCGATCACATCCTACGGGCTGCGCGTCCCACTTGGGGCGGTTATTGTAGGTCCAACAGCGACGATCTCTACAGCCGGTCAGCGAATTCAGCAGCCTGCTGCGTCGTTAACAGCTGTTAGTGACATCTCCAATGTAATTAGCGCGATAGCAATTGGCGGGGCAGCTGAGACATCAATTGAATCAGCGAGCACTGTTGCTGCAGTGCGTGTACGCGAGAGCGATGGGTCAACAGCAGCGGCGGCTACGTTCTCGATCAATTACGCCCGTGTACGCCTGGCAGACGCCCGGACGGATCCGTTCGATGCATCAGCAGCGTCAGCTGCTTGTGAGCGCGTCAGACCGTCTACCACCGCCCTCAGTGGGGCTTCAGCCTTGGCTGCAGATTCGCAGCGTATTGGAGAGTCTAGTGCTGCGTTAGACAGTGTAGCCGAGCTCACAGCTGACGGAGTTAGGTATCGCACTGCGTATGTTGATCCGATAGCCGAGAGCAATACAGTTCTCTCCTACTGCGAGCGGGTTAGAGAAAGTAATGCTGTGATCCCTGGGGATACAACATCCACCGCTAATTGTGAGAGAATACAGAGAGCACTGAATTTCGATATCCTGGCAGATTCGGCCACCGATATAAGTGGTTTTATTACCGCATATGGTGCAGTCGATCCGTTCCAGGAAGACAGCGACACTTTAGTGAATGGATTTATTACGGCCCGTGGGGTGCCAATTGGCATCGTGGTAGACAGCGATGTTGCCTCCAGTGGTCGGGAAAAGTGGGAGGTCATTCCTCCACCACAAACAACCTGGTCACAAATTAGCGTGCCGTATCGATAGCGAGGTCTGAAAATGGCGGATACATACACCAGTAATTATACTTTCACCCTGCCTGAGCCTGGTGCCAGTACAAACACCTGGGGTGAAAAATTAAATCAAAACTGGACCGATCTTGACGCAGATCTGACGACCTTGCAGTCAAGCATCACAACCTTAACCAATCGGCAGATCGTAGCCGGAACTGGGTTAGCTGGTGGTGGCAGCTTGACTGCTAGCCGGACACTCAGCCACGCTGACACATCAACCCAAGCCTCGATCAATAACAGTGGCAACACTTTTATCCAGGACATCACACTTGATGGATTCGGCCACATCACAGGTCTGGCATCCGGCACGGTAACTGTAGGAAACGCGACAATTTCTATCGCGTCCGGCACCGGTCTGTCGGGTTCTGGGTCTTTCACGCTGAACAGCGGGACAAACTCAACGGTAACCCTTAGCCACGCTGACACATCGAGCCAGGCTTCAGTCGATAACACCGGCAACTCCTTTATCCAGGACATCACACTTGATGGATTCGGCCACATCACAGGTCTGGCATCCGGCACGGTTTCTGTGGGGGATGCGACAATCTCTATCGCTACAGGTAGTGGTTTGACTGGCTCTGGATCGTTTACAACGAACACATCAAGCAATGGCACGATCACAGTAAGCCACGCAGACACATCATCTGTGGCCAATGTCACAAATAGTGGCAGCAGCGGGATTGGGGTGTCAGGTCTGACTTTTGACGGTTTTGGCCATGTTACTGGCGCAAACACCTATGATTTTGACAACCTATATCCAAGAACAACTGGTAGCGGGGCATCTGGCACCTGGGGGATTAACATTACTGGTAACGCTGCAACTGCGACCAGTGCAACAAACGCAACAAACGCAACAAACGCAACAAGCGCAACAAACTCTACCAATGTGTATGTGGTTGCGACAACGGCGGCGAATAACTACAAAATACCTTTCACAAACACCACCGCGAACACAAGTGCGCACCGTGGTCTGTTGTTGGACAACGGCACTGGAAACTTCACATACAACCCAAGCAGCAACACGCTGACCGTGGGTAGTGTCCAGGGCAATGTTGCCTGGACGAATGTGACCGGCAAGCCGACGATTTATGCGAACTGTTCAAACTGTTCTGATTTCAACAATTTGACGAACGCGCCTTCCGCAAACGCAAACTGCGCAAACTGTAGTGGAACTATCGATAACTGTTCGTCGAACTGTTATGCGGGAACTTCTGGATATTTGGGAGTCCACCTACTGAAGAGCGGGACGAACCAGTTATTGTTAAGATATTCAAACTGCAACTGTGACTGTAGGGACTAAACCATGAAAGAAATTAACTACATTGGTGGTGCGGATCTTAGCGCACCCGTCAAATACATGATCCGTATTGACGAACCGAAAATGCAGATCACGGCTGTAGGTTTGCTTGATATTACAGATGAGGATGTGGTTTTACCTGACGGGACCGTGCAGCCTTGGGTAGATCATGAAGACGCTGCCCTGACAGCAAGTCCAAAAATGTTTTACAACCGGATTGATCACTCCATCGAGAATTTGCATCAAGTTTTTGACAATGTTCCAGGGCAAGCAAGTGACCGCATTTTTAACATGGTTTGGAAATGCACTTTGGACATCGCCACGGTCGGTAAAGATGAGTGGTGCGACTACACAATGCTAAACATTACAACGCAGCACGGTGGAGCGGTTCTGGTTGGTGTTCGAGCACGCCTGGCTGAGTCTCGCAACTACAAAGGCGATGGTGCTCGGTATCGTGCTCACGGTGATTTTAAACACGCGATCTGCCTATATGTGCCGTTTGCCAGAAATAATTTTGACAATGTGACATTGGATGTTTTGGCACGATGGGGGTATCCACCTCACATAAATGGGGGAACTATCGACACAATAACCAATGAAAACATCAATCCACCTACTGGTCATGTTTGGCATACCCGGTTCTGGGATGTACACCAGTCTGCAGCAGTAACTGTTGCAGCTGATGGGTATGTTGATATTCCGCTGCAGCTGCAATGGACCGTGAATGACGCGCCTTGTGAAGAGGTCACAACTCTCAAGATAGAGCCAAAAAGTGGCTACGCATGCAACACCAGGGTCACCACTGACAGCAACGGTCAAGGCGTGTGCAGGGTCGGCGCGCTTGGTTTGTCGCCAGGCGATGTTGTCGAGATGAAAGTAAACTCACATCTGATGCAAAACCTGGGAACGCTAACCGCTACAGTGGTGTAATGCTAAACATATTCCTGGGATACGCCTGCAACTTAAAGTGCAGCTACTGCCTGCAGGCACCAATGGCGCAGCGCAGCCGACGGGTCAAACCAGATCCGTCGGTTTTCATCGATAAAGTGCTGCCTTGGGTTATCGAAAAAGACATCCGCAAAATAGCCTATTGGGGTGGTGAGCCCCTAGTTTATTGGTCAGCAATCGAAAAGATTCACCAGGCGTTCATTGATGCCGGGCATAGTTTTGAAATGGTCAAAATGGCCACTAACGGCACACTATTCACCGAGCAGCATGTCGAGCAATGCAATGACTGGGGCTTCTACACCATTTTGTCGCAGCACCCCCAATTTGGCACGCCTGCCTGGGACCAGGTGATGCGGCTTGATCGCTGCAGCCTGTCTTTTCTTTTTCACCATGATGAGCTGCACGCCAATTCCTGGCTGCAGCAATGCGACGACCTGGAAATGAAATACTCCAGGGCGGTGTTTCCTTACATGCACTGGACCAGGTCAACGCCTGGTGCTGCCCCTGGTACTGATCTGACTTTCGCTGACCTGGACACGCACATACCTCATTTGTGGGATCTGGCGGTCGCTGCAGCTGAGGGGCATCGTCACTGCCAGGATATGTGGAGGGGACATGTCCTGGAATGGGAAGAGAAGTTAAGCCCAGGCCGAGAGGTGGTGCCTATGTGCTATGGCGACCACCAGATCGATATAGATTTAGACGGTAATCGGTACGGGTGTCACCACACCGTGGAACCTGAGTTTCAAACTGGGACAATCTGGGACAAGACGGTCAGTGATAAGGCTATGAGTCAAGTGCGACGCTTTGTAGATACAGAGGAGTGTCGTACATGCCCGATCAATACCTGGTGCCGGGGGAATTGTCACCTGAGCCGGACGCATGATGTAGACTGTCAGCTGTCAAAATACAAACACAAAATATTAAAATGGTTAGCACCCAGGATGCCCGAAAATGATGGAAGAAGTATATTCAAGCACGACTGAGATGCAGGCTTTGTGGCCTGCGTTTATGATGCACCGCGTTTGGGAAATGCCAGATGCGTTCAATCAAAAACTGTACCAACTCGGCAAAGTTTTCAGCGAAGCGTGCAAAATCACCGACCCGGACAATCCAAAGAATGTGGGCAGCAGCTCAAACCATCTGTGCCATGTCAGGGCCAATTTTCTGCTGCAGTACCAGGATGAGCCAGAGGTCAAAGTGTTTGCGGAAATGGTAGACATAATGTGTCGGGACTATTTGCAAAGTGTTTACAACTATAAGCACGACGGCCCAATCACGATGATGGCCGACATGTTTTATCAACGACGCAGCCACCGTGAAAATGTCGGCATCAACATGCACACCCATCCGAAATGCGACCTGGTGCTAACTTACTACCCGTGGCTGCACTTAGATGAAGAAGCAAACACCCCGCTGCACCAAGGCGCGATGCGTATTTATGACCCGGCCAATATCGGCAAACGCTTTTGGCCGTCTAAAAACCCGAATGCTTATTATGGTGGGTGGTATTCAATCGTTCCCCAAATCGGGTCGATGATCATTTTTGAGGGATGGATACCGCACGATAGCACCTATTTTTCTGGCGACGACAGGATGTGCATACCAATCCTGTGCGATGTCATTACTCCAAATGCACATACAAAGGTAGATAGCCGTGAACTCATTTTCTGATAATCAGTTTTTGCTTACTTTCGAAAGCGGAAAGCAATGGATATACAACAATATGACCAATGCTTTAACCGATCTGGAGGGCAACAATGTTGTCGGTAATCTAGAGCCAGGCGAATTTACTGACGTTGAGATCGCAGCCCCCTGGAACCCTATCGCAAAATCGAACGCTCCCAGGACACTGAAAATCCAGTTAGGTTTGAAATGTAATTACAGCTGCGCGTACTGCAACCAGGCTACGCAGGTTGGTGATGAATTTCACACAAACACTGACGACGCTGAGGATTTCATCAATCGCCTGGACACCTGGCTTGAGAGTGAGCCCCAAAAGATCGAGCTGTGGGGCGGTGAGCCCTGGCTATACTGGAAAAAGATCAAGTACATGCTGCCAAGGCTGCGTGAGCGTTTTCCTAACGCCAAATTCGGGATGATCACAAACGGATCGCTGCTGAACCAGGAAATCATGGACATGATCCATGAGTACGACATCTCGATCACGATATCCCATGACGGCCCCGGTCAGTACCTGCGTGGTCCAGATCCACTAGTAGACGATGAGAAGCGCGCCTGGATTGATAAATTAGTCGAAGAGCGTCCGGGGAATCTATGTTTCAACACGGTTCTATGCGCTGACAACCGCGACCCAAACAAGGTCAAAAGGTTTTTCAAAAAGGAATTTGGTCCACAAGCGCACAGCGATTTTGAAGGTATCGTCAACGATTACAGCGAGGGTGATGTAGGCCTGGTCCGGGAGTTTTGCCAGGAAGAATACGATGAACTTTCGCAAAGTATTTTGTCTGGGCTTTACCAGGGCGATTTAATGCAGACCTCCTATTTTGGTGGCCGTATGGTCAATTTTATTGAAAGCATACGCAGCGCACGACCCGCGAGCAGCGTCGGCCAAAAGTGTGGCATGGATGCACCCCACAATATTGCAGTCGATCTCCTAGGCAATGCGATGACTTGTCAGAACACTGGAGCAAAAGGGCTGCACAATATCGGCAATGTTTACCAGGGAAATGTTGCTATCGATACCGCGCTGCATTGGTCGCATCGAGAAGAGTGCAAGCACTGCCCTATTCTGCACATCTGCGCAGGCAGCTGCATGTACCTGGGCGGCGATAACTGGAGCCGTAGCTGCAACAATGAGTTTTACACCGGGCTGCCGATCTTTATTGCAGCCATGTCGGAACTGGCTGAGGAACGCCTGGTTCAATGGCAGGGTAATGTTGTAAGGCCAAACTATGAAATACCCAAAACCAACAGGATAGCGATCACCGAAGTCGATTAGGGTATAATTTCCGTAATTCTTTGGGAATTTTGCCATGAATGATGACGAACTAGAGATTTTGTTGGAGCGCGCAGCCAAACGCGGGGCGCAGCAAGCCCTTAAATCAGTAGGTTTACACGACGAAGAAGCCGTCCATGATGTGCGCGATTTGCGTGAGCTGTTGGACGGTTGGCGTGGTGTAAAGAAGACAGTCGGGCGTACTGCAGCGCAGGTTATTACTACCGCCATACTGGCGTGCCTGGCAACTGGTGCCTGGTTTAAATGGTGGGGGGATTCGTAGGTGTTAGCCGAGCTCGCAGTTTTTAACGCAGCTGTCGCGGTAGTCAAAGAGACTGTCGCGCATTCTGGCGACATTGTGAACTGCTTTAAAAGCATCGGCGAGGCTATGACCGCCCGGCAAAAGATCGAAGCTGCAGTCAAATCCGGCGACGGCCAATCCGATCTCGAATTATTCGCAGCTCATGTGCAGGCAGAAGAACAGTGGAAAGAAGTGAAGCAGCTGCTTGTATATTCTGGACATTGGCACGCATATGAACAATTTGTTGCGGATCGACGCGCCTCTGAAAAAGAGCGCAAACGCATTGCGCTACAGGAAGAAGCCGAACGCAAACAACTGTGGATAGACGGCAGCATGATTGTCGGGGCCATTATTACAGTGATTATGATTGTTGGAACTTTTCTCTGGGCTATTGGGGAATTCCAAAGATGACGACCTGGTTCCTGATTGCAATTTTCATCATTCCAGGTGAAGTCAAAATCGGGATCCAGGGCATTTATTTCGAGCAGGAACACTGTGAGGCGATCCGCGACAGGATACTGGCTACCGGCCCAAAACCTCGGATTGACTATGATATTGTCTGTGTTCCTTCAACACACATGGGGAGTCTATCGTGATTCAACTGTTGACTGCGCTGCTACCCAAAGCTCTGGACATTATTGATGATGTTGTCCCGGACAAAGACGCAGCTGCCAAAGCAAAGCAGGACATCGAGAAAAAACTGATCGATGCAGCGAACGCCACCAACCTGGCACAGATCGAGGTCAACAAAGAGGAAGCGAGGTCGGGCAACCGTTTCGCGCAAACTTGGAGACCGGCGATTGGGTGGTCCTGCGCCCTGGGCATATTCTGGTTGTTCATTGGGCAGCCTTTTGCGCAGTGGATTATCAACCTGGCCGGGGTAGACACAGTCGTACCGACGGTCCCTAGCGATATACTTCTAGAGCTTACTTTTGCCCTTCTTGGTATGGCTTCACTGCGTACTTTCGAGAAACTTAAAGGAATAACAAAATGATCGATAAAATCATTCTGCACTGTTCCGCAACCCGTGAAGGCCAGGACATAGACATTGAAACCATTCGCGAATGGCACATCAAAGATCGCGGGTGGCGCGATGTGGGTTACCATTATGTAGTTAAACTGGACGGCACCGTCCAGGCAGGCAGACCCGTCGGAAAGTCTGGCGCGCACTGCAAAGGTGAAAACCACAACATCGGAGTCTGTTATATTGGCGGGGTCGATACCGACATGCAGCCAAAAG